AGGCGGCTCACACACACAGAGGTCAGACCACATCTGAGGTCGGTTCTGTACCAAGGCGTTCGTACCACGGTGCGGTTTGTACCACGCTCGGGAGGGCTGATGAGTCTCTCCGAATCCGCCTCCTCGGGTGATCGGCTGGAAACCCTCCGCCACCTGCGCGACATCCTCGCTCGGAACATCGAGTCGTGCGACTCGCTGCGGGATCTGGCGTCGTTGTCGGGTCGTTTCCAGGCGGTGTTGGAGGAGATCGCGAAGCTCGAGGGTCCGAAGGAACAGGGTGATGGGATCGATGAGATCGCCCAGCGCCGCTCTGCTCGTAGGTCAGGCACCGCCTAGGATCCGGTTCGAGCCGACGGCCCGGTCCAACTCGTGGGCTGATGTCGCCGACTTGTCTGCCCGGCTCGGGGTTGTTCTCGACGAGTGGCAAGAGGATGTCTTCCAGGCCGCGATGGGTGAACGCGGTGATGGTAGGTGGGCGTCCCGTCTGGTGGGTGTGTCTACCCCCCGCCAGAACGGGAAGTCGCAGCTCATCGTGGCTCGGGCTATGGCCGGGGTGCTTCTGTTCGATGAGAAGACAATCATTTGCAGCGCCCATCAGACGGATACGGCCCGTGAGGTGTTTCAGCGTCTCCTGGACATCATCGACTCGAACCCGTCGGTTGAGCGTCGCGTTGATTCGGTGATGAAGGCCCTGGGCCGGGAGTACATCCGGTTCAAGGGTGGGCAAACGATCCGCATCAAGGCGCGGTCCATTTCGGGTTCGCGTGGGTTCTCCGCGGATTGTCTCCTCCTGGACGAGGCGCAGATCCTTGGGCGGCCGGCGTGGTCGTCGATTCTGCCGACGATGTCTGCGCGTGAGAATCCGCAGGCGTGGTTGCTGGGTACTCCTCCGACGCCGTCTGATGACGGTGAGGTGTTCGCGCAGCTCAGGGATCAGGGCATTGCTGGCACTGGTCGGCGGATGGCTTACCTCGAGTGGTCGGCCGATGAGCAGGACGACTTGGATGCCGAGGCGACGTGGGCGAAGGCGAACCCGGCGTACGGGTCTCGTATTCAGCGTGAGGCCATTGAGGCTGAGCGTTCGTCGATGTCGGATGAGCAGTTCGCGATGGAGCGGCTGGGCATGTGGTCGGCGGATTCGGCGACTCGGGTCATTGACGAGACGTCGTGGCTTGCGGTTGCGGATCCGGCGTCTATGGCGGTCGACAAACTGACGTTGGCGATAGATGTACCTCCGGACCGTTCTGTGGCCGCGGTGGGCCTTGCGGGGCTCCGTGCGGATGGTTCCTGGCATGTGGAGCTCGACGAGCAGCGCAAGGGTGTTGATTGGGTGATCCCGTGGGTGAGAACCCGCGCAACCCGCAATCGGCTTCATGGGGTTGTTGCTGACGAACTGTCTGGTCTGGTGGAGAAGCGCCGTGACCGTCACTACCTGATCGGCACCGACATCCAGGTCACCCTTGCCGGCGCTGAGGGCCGCGATATGGCTGTGGCGTGTGCCCGGTTCTTCGACGGGGTCATGGACGGCACCGTGCATCACACCGATCAGCCGCAGGTGAACGTGGCCCTGTCTGTGGCGCGGAAGCGTCCGCTGGGGTCTGGGTGGGCGTGGAACCGTAAGGACGCCGCTTCTGACATCACTCCTCTGGTGGCTGAGACTCTCGCCCTGTGGGGCGCTCAAAACGACAACGTGATCCGCCCGACGCGGCGCACTGGGACCAGGACGGCGGTAATGCTTTGACCGACGCCCTGAACGTTCCGGCTCTCACTGATGACGAGTCGCGGACCCTCAACTTCCTGATCGAGCAGTTGGATGCGAAGGCGTCCCGCAACGCTCTCCGCAGCGCCTACTACGACGGCAAGCGGGCTGTGAAGCAGATCGGTTCGGTCATTCCCCCGCAGTACGGCAAGTTGGGTATTGCACTCGGCTGGTCGGCGAAGGGTGTGGATGGGCTCGCCCGTCGTTGCAACCTCGAGAAGATGATCTGGTCGGACGGTGACCTCGAGTCGCTGGGCATGTCGGAGCTGGAAGAGTCGAACTTCCTGTTCGCGGAGTTCGCGCAGGGTCGCACCGATTCCCTCATTCATGGGGTCTCGTACCTGATCACCACCCGTGGCGACGAGGCTGCCGGCGAACCTGCCGCCCTTGTCCACGCGAAGGACGGGCTGAACGCGACCGGTGAGTGGAATGTCCGCAAACGGCGTCTCGACAACCTCCTGTCGGTGACCGCCCGTGAGGACGAGAAGATCACCGGGTTCGTCCTGTACTTGGACGGGCTGACGATCAGCGCCGACTATGACAAGGGTGCCCGCACCTGGGGTGTGACCAAGTCGGAGCATCCGTGGCGCGTCCCGGTTGACCCGCTGGTGTATCACCCGCGGTCCTCTCGCCGGATGGGCCGGTCCCGTATCACCCGGGCTGTCATGTCCACTCAGGACGCCGCACTCCGGGCGCTGGTGCGTCTTGAGGCGCACATGGACATCTACGCCATCCCGAAGTTCATCCTTCTGGGCGCTGACGAGTCGATCTTCAAGAACCCGGACGGGTCGATGAAGACGTCGTGGCAGGTCGCTCTGGGGCGCGCGTTCGGCATCCCGGACGATGAGGACGCGTCGAACCCCCGCGCTGAGGTCAAGCAGTTCGAGGGACAGTCGCCGGAACCGCACCTGTCCCAGCTCAACGCCCTCGCGAAGCTGATGGCGCGTGAGACGGACCTGCCCGATTCGGACTTCGCACTGACAGATATGGCGAACCCGACGTCGGCTGAGGCGTATTCGGCGTCGCGGGAGAACCTGATCGCTGAGGCGGAGGGTGCCACGGAGGATTGGGCGGTCCCGATCCGCCGCACGGTGACACGCGCCCTGGCGATTCAGAACGGTCTCGCTGAGGTTCCCGAGTCGTGGGGGTCGATCGACGCGAAGTGGCGTTCCCCGATCTACCTGTCGAAGGCTGCCGCCGCCGATGCGGGAGCGAAGCAGCTCGCCGCGGTCCCGTGGCTTGCTGAGACTGAGGTGGGTCTGGAACTCCTAGGACTGGATCCGCAGCAGATCACCCGGGCGCTCGCTGACCGTCGCCGTGCGAATGGTCGGGCACTGATCCAGGCGCTCACGACTCCGACTCCGCAGGCGAATGCCGACAGCGCGTGAGTCGCGGGCGGCTCTCCAACTCGTAACCGCCGGCGCGGTAGCGACCGCCGTGAACTTGTTGCGGAGGGTGTCGGGAAGTCCTGAGGCGAAGCGTGCCGCACTGTTGGACGGGGTCCCTGAGGTTGTCGGGTATTACGCGGAGGGTGCCGCTGCCCTGGCAGTGGACTTCTACGAGGACGAACGCGAACGAGCGGGCGTTCTTACGCCGTACCGGGCGGAACTCGTCATCGTGGACCGGACGGTTCAGTTGCGACGAGCGATTGCCTGGTCCGCTGATCCCCTCATCACCGGTGAGGACGTCGACCCGGCTGCGCGTCTCGCCGAGGTCGTACAACTCGAAACGGCGCGCCCCTACCGGGACACGATCACCGAGAACCGTCGCCGCGATCCCCAGGCCGTCGGCTGGCAACGCATCACCTCGGGCACGGGTTGTCGCTTCTGCCGGATGTTGGCCGACCGGGGAGCCGTTTACAGCCACCTCAGCGCCAGGTTCGCCGCGCACTCGAACTGCCACTGCACGGCCGCCCCGGTGTTCGGGACGAACGACATGGGTGAGCCGGCCTCTGTCCTCCAGTACGTCGCGTCGAAGAAGAACCGGACCGCCAAAGAGAAGGCGGCTCTGAAGAAGTACCTCGACGAGAACTACGGGCCCGAGATCAGGCAACCGAGACCCAAACCCGAGGCGTGACTCCTCCCACTCTGACTTCCCCATCGGGGACAGACGCTACGGCCGCGTTACAAGGCCGGACATGTCCGACGGGACAGAAACGGAGCACCGATGACCGCCGCAACCGACCCCACCCCCACTGAGCCCGGAACGGAGCAGGGGGGAGAGCCGAAGCAGCAGGAACAGACGTTCACGCAAGCCGACGTCGACCGCATCGTTCGCGAACGGTTGGCCCAGCAGGCGAAGAACAAGTACGGCGACTACGAGGACCTGAAAGTCAAGGCCAACGAATCGAAGACGCTCGAGGAACGACTCCTCGACGTCGAGAAGCAGTACGCCGAGGCGCAGATGAAGGCCCTCCGCAGCGATGTCGCCGCCAAGTACCAGATCCCCACAGAGGATCGGGACCTGTTCCTCACCGGTACGGATGAAGCCACCCTCACCGCCCAGGCACAGCGCCTCGCGGAGAGGGTCGCGGCTGTCAAGAAGTCAGGAAATGTCGCCCCAAGAGAGGGCGGCACCACAAGCACCGGCAACGAGAACAGCGAAAGGCGCGAGTTCGTGCACAACCTGTTCAACGCGGCCGAATAGACCCCGAAGGAACCCACCATGGCCGTCATCGGCACCTCCAACATCACCCTCCCAACCAACATCGCCAACGGCCTGTTCGCCAAGGCCACCACCGGCTCCGCGGTCGCCGCCCTCTCGGGTGCCGAGCCGCAGCAGTTCGGCCCCGTCACCCACATGACCCTCACCGGTCGTCCCCGCGCCGAGTACGTGGGTGAGGGTGCCGACAAGGCGTCCACCACCACCACGTTCGGCACCAAGGTCGTGACCCCCCACAAGGTGCAGGTCACCCAGCGGTTCAACGAGGAAGTCCTGTGGGCCGACGAGGACTACCAGCTCGGGATCCTCGACACCCTCGCCGGCGAAGGTGGCATCGCCCTGGCGCGCGCCCTCGACCTGGGCGTGTTCCACGGCATCAACCCACTGACGGGCACCACGGTGTCCTCCATCGTTGCCGGTGACCGCATCGCGACCACCACCAACGCGGTGGAGATCACCACGGCGACCCTCACCACCCCGGACCTCGTCATCGAGCAGGCCGCCGGCCTGGTCATCGCGGACGGCTACATCCCGAACGGCATCGCCTTCGACCCCACCTACGCGTGGACGATCGCGACCGCCCGGTACAGCGACGGCCGCAAGAAGTACCCCGAGGTCGGGTTCGGTGCGAACGTCACCGCGTTCGAGGGTCTCCAGGCGTACTCGTCCTCGACCGTGTCGGCCACCCCCGAGGCGACCAACACGAACATCAAGGCGATCGTCGGCGACTGGTCCCTCCTCCGCTGGGGTGTGCAGCGTCAGATCCCGGTCGAGCTCATCCGTTTCGGTGACCCGGACGGTCAGGGCGACCTCAAGCGCAAGAACCAGATCGCCCTCCGCCTGGAGGTCGTCTACGGCTGGGGCGTCATGGACCTCGACGGCTTCGCCAAGGTCACCGACGCCGTCGCGAACGTCTAAGGAGGCAACTGATGGGCAAGTTCATCAACTCTGAGACGGGTGTCGTGGTGTCGGTCGACGACTCCAAGGACGCACGGTTCGCCAGCGGCTTCGAGCCGTACACGGAGAAGAAGACGACCCGCAAGACGTCGTCGACTTCCTCCGACAGCAGCAAGTAATCCTGGGAGGGGGCGGTCATGTCCGTTGACCCGGCAACGATCGCGGTGGCGCTCGGGCAGGCCGCCCCCAAGCACGATTCCATTACGGCGCAGCAGTGGCAGATGTGGATCGACGATGCACAGATGCTCATCGAGTCGCGCCGTCTGGCGCTGAACCTCGTCGCACCCATCGACGAGATGAAACTGGACTACGTCGTACGCGAGGCTGTCGTCGCACACGTCAAGAAGCCGGACGACGCCACCCAGGTGACGATCGCGGTTGATGACGGGTCCACGTCGAAGTCGTACCGGTCCGGTAAGGGCAGGGTCACGATCCTCGACGAGTGGTGGGGCCTCCTCGGGCTTACCGAACCGTCCGGGGCGTTCAGTCTCGACATGGTCGGCACGACCAGCCCGCACCTCCCCTGGTGTTCCCTCATGTTCGGTGCCTTGTACTGCTCGTGCGGTGTGGACATCGCCGGGTTCCCGATCTTCGAGGGCGCTGAGGACGGATGAGCCTCGGTTCGGATCTCCTCGCGCAGCTCCCGTACCTGCGGGCCGAGGCCGAGTCGCGCATGACCGACACCTGCACCATCTACACGGCAGGGGCGGGTCGGGTGTGGAACGACGAGACCCTCTCCTACGACGACGATGAGGGTGTTGCCATCTACTCGGGTCCCTGCCGGGTGAAGCGTGGGAACACGCAGGCGGCGTCGGAGGATGCGGCCGGGCAGCCGCTTACCACGCAGAGTCTTGAGGTGCATCTTCCGGTGCTCACCTCGTCGCTGGTTGGCGTGAACGACATCGTCCAGATCACGAACGCCCCCCACGACCCCGCGCTGCTCGGTCGTAGGTTCCGCATCACTTCGTCCCCCGCCCACTCGCAGGCGACCGCACGCCGGCTGCCGGTGGAGGAAACAAGCTGATGGCCGATGGGATGCAGATCAACACGGCCGAGCTGGACAAGCTCGGTGCGGACATCGGCCGGGTTGCGGCGAGCGGAACGAAGTTCTTCGAGCAGGCCATCAAGGGCACCGCGCTAGGAGTCAAGAAGGCGTGGCAGGAGCGCCTCAAGGGTTCCGACTGGGTCCCTTCTGGCCCGTACGCGATCACCTTCGACGTGGAGGTCACCCGTGCCGGTATCGAGGCGGAGATCGGTCCTGAGCTCGGGCGACGTCAAGCGTCCATCGTCGGCATCCTCGAAACAGGAACACCCACCACCGGTGCGCGAGGGTTCGGTCTCCGCGCCCTTCAAGCCAACGTCGAGGACTTCGAGCGTGGAATCGACCGCGCCCTCGACGACGCCCTGAGAGCCTCGGGGCTCTGAATGCAGCGCGACACGGACTGGCTCAAAGCCACCCTCGAGACGATCCCGGCACTCGCGAACAGTGTGTTCGTGACCACGGTCCCCCCGAACACCGTGCCGGCGCACTCCGATGACTTCCGGTTCGTTGTCATCCACCCGCAGGACGGCGACGACGACACCGACCGGCTCACCGGACCCAACGTTCACCGCCACCCCCGGTTCACCCTGTACAGCGTCGGCGCGGACGCACGACAGGCGCAGGCAACCGCTGAACGGGTGAAGGCCCGCCTGGTGGTGCAGGGCTTCGGAATCGTCCCTGACGTGCCCGGG